AGCACGTCACTGGTGTTTGCGCAGCACGCGCCAAATGGCGAGATCCGCATCATCGATTACTACGAAAGCTCAGGCGTCGGTCTTGATCACTACGCCAAGGTGCTGCAGGAAAAGGCATACGTTTACGATCAATTCATCTTGCCGCATGACGTGCAGGTGAAAGAGCTAGGCACGGGAAAGTCGCGCCTCGAAACGCTCGATGCGCTAGGCATACGCCCGATCGAGATCGCGCCAAAGCTGCGCGTCGATGACGGCATCCAAGCAGCGCGATCAATGATCGATCGCTGTTGGTTTGACGAGGAAAAGGCAGAGCGCCTGATCGAGTGCTTGCGGCAGTATCGCCGGGCATATGACGAGAAAGGCAAGGCTTGGCGATCTAACCCGCTGCACGATTGGACCTCGCACGGTGCTGACAGCTTCCGATATCTTGCGGTAGGATACCGACCACCGGCTACCAGTTGGGGCGAGCCGATACGAAGGAACATCAAAGGAATAGCGTGATGGGTTTGTTAAGCACACCGGGATTACTTAGCAAAGGCAACAAAGTTAGAGCATATCGCGGTGGCTCTCCGCGCATCTGGACCGAAGAGGGCGAGATGTCGACGGTGGGTGGCAAGCTAGGCTCAGATGAAGCCGGCGCATTCCTATCAAGCAATCCACGCACTGCATCGACTTATGCCAAGACAGGCAAAGAAGGATCGCAGGTTGCGCCAGTTGATCTAGATACCTCTGACTTTATAACGATCGATCCGCCAAAAGGTCAGACCAATGCGCGATGGAATAACCTGTCGCCTGATTCAGTGATCACCTTTACCGATGGAAAGAAAATGACCATCGCCGAGGCGCTGCCAGACTACAAGTACATGGGCAAGCAGCTCGACACTAACTTGGTGGCGACGTTACTGCGCACGCACCCCATGGTCAAAGGCAAGGGCGTTGCGTTTAATAACATCCAAGATCGCGGTCCACAGGTTTGGGGCGCGACAGCTGAAGAGATAAAAGACTTTGGCGCTAAGGCGTTTGAGCCACAGACCAGTTATGCGGTTTGGGACGAGTCAGCCATGAAGGGCGCCTTCGCTAAGAACAAAGGTCCGGGCTTTATGAATGGCTTGGTGTTGCCTGTTACTGCCGGCGGCACAGTCACCATGATGGCTGCAGGCGGTGATGACGCTGAAGCTGCGCCATTGCCAGTGACCATCGGTCGATTGCTGCAGCTAGGCTTTATCAATGCGGATAAGGTTGGCAATCCATCGGCTGTAAAAGCAGCTACCACAAGATACAACAAGGCGATGAAAGCTGATCGTCGCTTTGCAGCTAATGAGCGCATGGCGCAGGCGCGACCTCGAAGGAAAGCCGATCATGGGCATCTTGTCCGATCGATCGATGAAGGGTGAGATTGATCAGGTTGCAGGCATACCGCTAGAAAGTACAACATATTCTGAAGGCGGCATGATGTTCCCGCGCGCGCATCAAGACATTGATGCCGGGTGGATGTCGATGTACACAACGGCAAAGCCAGTGCAGCAAAAGATTATTGATATCGCTGAAGAGACCGGCGAGGCACCAATCGTCTTGCCAATGGCAATGGGCGAGAATGCAACCAACTTTGCAACGCCTGTAACTGACATCATGTTTAAGCAGGTGATGGCTAACCCACCAAAGAAAGCTGCGATTAAGCAATTCGATGCTGAGCTGCGCAAGTTTTATCCTAATTGGGTTGGCTTAAATCACCCCGGCGCGTATAACCAATTGATGGGTGTTGGCGATTTTCCGATGGAAGGCGCCGGCAAAATGCGCACTGCGTTTAGCACCATCATGGGTAAAGCGGAATATCGCAATCAAGGCTTCCCGTCATATAACGCAGCACTGAATGCGGTTAACGATCCTGCATTTAAAGGCATGCCGATCGGCACCATGGGCTTTACCAGTTTCAAGGGTATGCCAGATGTCGATGCCTATCGTCAGCTAGGTTTGCACGGCAGCTATGACACCGTCATACCGGGTCAATATTCTGGCGCGACTGAGCTGCCATTTTTTGCACGCGAGATATTTAGTGATGCGTACAAGCAACTAGATGTCGAGATGACAAAGCCAAAGAAAAGTAAAAAAACCGGCAAGACTGGCACGCCGCGACCATTTACTGAAGAGGAAAAGATCAACGCGATCGCTACTCGTGGCGCAGTTCCAGAAAACCCGGATGATCCGATTACCTCGTATGAAATGATGACGCCAAAGCGCATTGATGAGCTTGGCGCAGCGATGGATCGTAAGAAAGAATTAGCCAAAAAGTACGGCACATATGGAGCCGCACTTTTAGGTTTAGGTGGCACTGGCTCTGTTATGGCTGAGCCTGCGGCGCAGTTCAGCACTGAGCAACCGCCGCAAGATGACTTTGATCGTTTAGTTGGCATGGTGACAAAGCGCAAACCGCAACCACAGCCAGTTATGCCTGAGCGTGACCCGCTCGATGTCAGCATGGCAGGCATTCAGCAGAAGCAAAACGCCAGTTTTGGTGGCTTGGCAAAAGATACTGCCGGCGCATTTGGTACTGGACTTGCCAAGGGTGCGGTCGATACGCTGACAAACTTGCCACGAGATATTGGTGGATTGGTCGGCATGATGCCATTTATGGATTCTCAGAAAACGGCGGCTGTTAGCGGATTGCTTAACGCATCGCCGATAATGAATACGCCATTGCGCGATAAAATGGTTGTGCCAGACTACGAGCCATCGTATATGATGAGCGACGAAGAGCGTGATAAAGTTCAAGGATTCGGTGCTTTGATACCGGGCTTGCTTTTCTAGGATTAGATTATGGCTATAACCAATTACACAAACCTGCAAACCACGATCGCGGACTTTCTTAACCGAGACGACCTGACTGCGTCTATTCCGACCTTTATCCAATTGGCTGAAGCCGGCATAAATCGTGCGATTCGCCATTGGAAGATGGAAGCTCGATCTAGCGGTCAGCAGTCTGCCGGTGATCAATATATGCAGATTCCGACTGATTGGTTAGAAACCATCCGATTGCACTTAACGGGCAACGGCACCTCAGCAGTAACACTGACATCACGCGCTTCAATGGCTGATATTCGTGCTAAGAACGAGGACGTATCAACCGTTGCGCCTTATTACTACACACACGCTGACGGTCAGTTTGAGTTGTATCCTACGCCGGTAGAGCAAACTGACTTTGAGCTGCTGTACTATCAAAAGATTCCTGATTTAGCTTCCAATACAACGAATTGGTTGCTTAGCGATGCACCAGACGTTTACCTTTATGGTAGTCTGCTGCATAGTGCGCCATACTTGGCTGAAGATGCTAGAGTCGCAGTCTGGGCGCAGATGTATTCTGCCGCAGTGCAGAATGTAAATAATGCCTCTGAACAGGCACGATATTCCGGCTCTGGCATGACACTTAAAGTAAGGGGATTAGGCTAATGTCTTTTTCAAATTATTTAGAAACAGCGGTTCTTGGACACGTTTTCGGCGGTTCCGCTTACACGCAGCCAACTAAGTACGTTGCATTGCTAACTGCTGTATCAGATGGCGAAGCCGGTACTGTAACTGAGGTATCTACTTCAGGCACAGGATACGCACGTCAAACTTCGTCTTTCACTGTATCTGGCGACACAGCAAGTAATTCAGCGTCAATTGAGTACGCTACTGCAACTGCGTCTTACGGTACTGTGACTCACGTTGGTGTTTACGATGCTTCAACTGGCGGCAACTTGCTTTGCTACGCTACATTGAACGCATCTAAGGCGATTGAAACTGGTGACGTATTCCGAATCCCTACGGGCGATTTGGACATTACTCTGGGCTAATAAATGCCAATAGTACGCGGCGGTTACGGCTACGACTTATACAGTAGTAGCGATTACGGTACAGAAGGCGTCTTTGCGGATGCTTCTGCTGCCGTTACTGCAACGTCAGGCATGGTTGTATCTGGCGGCAGATCGGTTACTGGGTCTGCCACAGCTACAACAACATCCGGCTTTACGTCTACTGCTGCGTATCGGATTCGTGAATCTGGTGCTGTTGTTAGCTCAACTTCAGTCACTATTGCGGCAGGTGAAGGCGTTGTAATCAAGCGTACTGACAAGCTTCAGTATGGCGGCGGTACATACGGCTACAATGTTTACGATCAGGCTGACTTGCAGACCATTTCGTCTGCGACTTCAGTTACTGTTGTATCTAACGGTATTCGTATTCAGCAATCTGGCGGAACGGTAACGGCAACTTCAGGTGCTTCGGCAAGCGCAGAGCAGATATATCAAGGCTCAGCAACTGTCACTGAATATTCATCTCTTGAAGCAAGTGCTGTTTACACGATTAAAGCTGCGGCATCCATAACGGCTGCAAGCGCAACATCAATCAGTTACATTAGGCGAAGGCATACATCTGGGGTATCATCAGAAACCAGTGCAACCGCTACAATAGGGCGTGAGAAGTGGGAAATTATTACCTACGGCGGATCGTCACCTTGGACTACAATTGCCGCGTAAGTGGCGCATAGAGGACATATCTCATGGCAGATACAACGACAACCAATTATAGCTTGACCAAGCCGGAAGTCGGCGCGTCTGAAGATACTTGGGGTACCAAGCTTAACGCCAACTTCGATACCATCGATACGCAGATGAAGGCAAACGCTGACGCAATTGCTGCTGTTGAAGTTGTTAGTGACACAACGCCACAACTTGGTGGTGACCTTGCATCTAACGGCAACGACATTCTCTTTGCTGACAACGACAAAGCCATCTTCGGTGCAGGTAGTGACCTAGAGATCTACCATAATGGTACTAGCAGTTACATTAGGGATGTAGGTACTGGAAATTTATATATTGACGCTGCTAATAGTTTACAGTTACGAAGTGCTACTGATTCGGCTGTCTATGCTACTTTTTCAGCGGGCGGTGCTTCTCAGCTTGGTCACGCAGGAACCACAAAATTCGTCACAACCTCTACAGGCATAAGTGTCACAGGTGAAGTTGCTTTATCTGGTACTGGCACATGGACAGTTAAAGATGATGGCTCAGGCAATGTAATTTTTTACGCATCAGGCACTGCAAAAATGAAACTAGATACGTCAGGCAACCTAACTGTTGTTGGTGACGTAACTGCCTTCGGCACTATCTGATAGGAGAGTAAAATGGCGGTTAAAGATTCTGGTTCGCCACTTGCGCTAACAGAAATTGCTACAGAATTCGGAGATTCAGCTCCTCACTCGATGAGTGAGTTTTATCGTGGCGGCGGTAAAGTGCCTGATTCAACAAGTAACGCAAATGTACCTACATCTGGTCCTATTGCTTTTAACAATATGTACGGCTCAGCAAACCAGTACCCAATCTCAAATATCAGGTATTTGGTAGTTGCCGGTGGTGGTAACAGCACAAACGGCGGTGGTGGCGGTGCCGGTGGTTATCGCAACTCTTACGCTTCAGAAACTTCTGGTGGCAACAGCCCAACCGAATCTGCACTTACCCTGCAAAGTGCTACTGAATACACCGTAACTGTTGGCGGCGGTGGCAGTGGCTCAAGTACGTTCGCCACAATAACGTCAACCGGCGGCGGTAGGGCAGGTGATAGCAGCAGCAGTCCCGGTGGTAGCGGTGGCTCAGGTGGTGGTTCGCGAGGCGACAACCAACAAAGTGCCAGTGGCGGTAGCGGTATACCCGGACAAGGTCATCCGGGTGGTGGTCACACTGCTTCTGGCAATGAGTGTGGCGGCGGCGGTGGCGGCGCAAGCGGCGGTGGCGGTCATGGCTCGAACGGCTACGGCGGCGGTGGCGGCGGTTTGTCATCGTCAATTACTGGATCTTCTGTTTCTAGAGCGTCCGGTGGACAAGGTAGATGTCCTTCCCAAGGTAGTGGCAGTGGCGGTTCTGCAAATACAGGTAATGGCGCAACTGCAAAAAATCAGGCAGGCGGCTCAGGTATAGTCGTAATCCGAGTACCTACAGCGTCTTACAATGGCAGTACAACTGGTTCGCCATCCATTTACACAAATGGATCGGACACAGTCTTTGTTTATAATTCTTCTGGAACAATTACGTTAGCGTAAGGTAAGAAAGAAATGTCACATTTTTCTCGCATTAACGAACACGGCATTGTTACTCAGGTAATCGTTGCCGAACAAGATGTTGTTGATCGATTCCCAGACGCTGATTCATGGGTGCAAACTTCATACAACACTCGCGGCGGCATACATACTTATGAGGCTCCAGACGGTGAGCGCATAGAATCTGATGACCAGACTAAGGCTTTCCGCAAAAATTATGGCTATATAGGTTGCAAGTACGATGCAGACCGAGATGCCTTTATTCCGCCTCGTCCATACACTTCATGGGTTCTTAACGAATTTAGCTGTTTGTATGAGCCGCCGATTGAGGAGCCTGAGTTGAGTATTGAGCAGATGAGTATCGGCTGTCACTACATTTGGGACGAAGACGTGCATCAAGCTGACAACACTCAAGGATGGGTAATGGTCGGATGCTCGGAGTAGCAACTACCAATGGAAGATTTTATTGGTATATTTGACAGTCAAATACCAGATGATTTGTGCGATCAAATTGTTAGCTATTTTAACGAAGCGCACGAGTATGGATTTACCGTAACGCGTCGACAAGAGGGTGAGGCTGTATCGCAAAAAGATGACAGCTACGCAGTTGCGCCACCAATTGTTCAGTTCCCTTCATCATCAATGAGGCACGAACATTGGCGCACGATAAATGAAGGCGTTTGGGATGCATACAATAAATACGCAAGTAAATATGCTGTCGGGATCACTGAGAGCATGGCTCAACACGGTATTTATGAGTTTAAGATACAAAAGACACAGCCGGGACAGGGCTACCATGTGTGGCATCATGAAGTCGGCAATAGGACAGTCAGCCAAAGGGTCTTGTTCTTTATTTTGTATTTGAACGATGTTGAAGATGGCGGTGAAACTGAATTCTTGTATTATCACAAGCGTGTTAAACCAAAAAAAGGCACGGTGCTAATTGCTCCGGCTCACTTTACGCACACACATCGTGGTAATCCGCCATTAAGCGGTGATAAGTACATAGTCACTGGTTGGGTGGAGTTTTAACAGAGAGGCAGTCTAAATGGCTCTAATTCCGCTCAAAATACCGGCAGGTGTTTACCGTGTCGGCACTGATTACGAAGGCTCAGGCAGATGGCGTGACGCTAACCTAGTCAGATGGCATGGCGGCTCAATGCGTCCTGTTGGTGGATGGACTGAGCGTACCGACGCATCAAGCGATCACACAGCTCCACCACGCGCCATGCATACATGGATCGACAATACCCGTGACTCACATATTGTCACAGGCACTGCAAACGAGCTGCTACATATTACTCCGGCAGGTGTAACGGTAGATATAACTCCATCAGGATTTACTACTGGCGCAGCAAATGCGGAGGTTAATACAGCATTCGGTGGCACATACTTCGGTACGGGTTTATACGGCGTAAAGCGTCCTTATTCTGGTGTATTCCAAGAGGCTGACACATGGTCATTGGATAACTGGGGTGAGTACCTTGTCGCTTGTGCTACCTCTGACGGCAAGCTCTATGAGTGGACACTGAATACAGGTACACCTGCGGCACAGATCACCAACTCACCAACATCCTGCAAGGGTTTGGTTGTAACGGAAGAACGGTTCATCTTTGCGCTTCAGGCTGACGGTAATCCACGAAAAATCTCATGGTGTGACCGTGAGGACAACACCACATGGACACCATTAGCGACTAACGAAGCCGGTGACATTGAGTTACAGACTAACGGCGAGATTATGCAAGCGGCGCGTATGCGTGGACGCACAATCATCGTGACATCAACCGATGCCCACATTGCAACCTATCAGGGTGCGCCATTTGTTTATGGTTTTGAGCGTGTCGGTACTGCTTGCGGTGCAATCTCACGCAAAGGTATGGTTGCGATTGAGGCGGGTGCTTTCTGGATGGGCAAAGAGGCGTTTTTCTTCTTTGACGGTTCAGTCGCCAAGCAATTACCTAGTGACGTGCAGGATTTTGTGTTTAATGACATAAACGACAACCAACGCACGAAAGTTTGGGCGGTTCACAACTCAGAATATGCTGAGATTTGGTGGTTCTACCCTTCAGGCAACTCAACCGAGTGTGACGCCTACGTTTCTTACGACTACGGTGAGAATCACTGGGAAATTGGCACGCTAGACCGTACCTGTGGTTCTGATCAGGGTGTATTTGATGAGCCTATCTGGACTGATGCGTCAGGCATTCTGTATGAACATGAGCTACACGGCATTGGGCACGGCTCTTACACGCCATTTGCTGAGTCTGCGCCTATTTCACTGGGTAACGGTGACACGGTGATGAAGGTCAATCAACTGATTGGTGATGAAGCTACTGTTGGCGAGGTTCAGGTTCAGTTTAAGACCAGATTCCATCCTAATGACACTGAGCGCGTTTATCCGTCAGCCACCACATACTATGACCTCACCAATATGCCAACCTCAGTACGCTTTACAGGGCGGCAGGTACGCATTCGTGTAGAAGCTACAGGCAACGAAGACTGGCGTGTAGGCACCATGCGTATCAACGCTGAATCAGGTGGTAGACGTTGAGTGCTGAGATACCACCAATCCCGCAAGGGTCAATGTGGCAGGTATGGGGTGAGCGGCTAAACCAGTATCTTCAACGTGTACGCGACAAGCTGACGTTTAAAGACTCTGATTCTCGTGCTACTCAAGATGGTGCTTTGCTATGGGATCCTGCTATTGATCACCCTGTCGTGTCGCTTGATGGTGAGTGGATTCCGCTAGGCTATGGGCAAAACGAGCCAGATCAAGGCTACGGTTATGGCGCTTTTGTTGATTACAACGACCACACAGCGGCAGCTACTGAAACCGCATACCCATTAACTTGGGGTACTGAAGTTTACTCAAACGGTGTAGCTATTGATGACACGGTGACTAGCCGTATCAACTTCACTAACAGTGGCAAGTATTACATCCACTTCACGGCACAGCTAAATTCACAGTCTTCTAACGCTAAAACCTTCTGGTTCTTTCCAAGAATCAATGGCACAGATGTGACTGGTTCTACTATGCGTATCACCATGCACGATAACGATGAGGCTAAAACCATTGCCCGTGCCGCTATATTTGAGGTGAATGCAGGTGATTACCTTGAGGCGTATTGGGCTGTAGATAATACCGATACGTCATTAAAAACATATGCGGCAGAGTCATTTTGCCCTGCCGTCCCATCAATAACACTAATGGTCAAGAGCGTATAGAGGTCAAAGTATGAGCGCAGTTTTAGTCGAGGCATCAGATATTGATGCACCGGAACAAGAATTAGACATGATCGGACAGCTTTTACGTTGTCGCAGATGGATTGAGGATGCACTAGAATACGCCGATGGATCACACACTTTTGAGGACATTGTCAGAGAAGTGCTTTTAGGTCGAATGCACCTATGGTATGGCGATAATGGGTGTGCAGTGACTGAATTCGTGGTGTATCCTAGAAAAAAGGTAATACACGTCTTTCTTGCAGGCGGAGATATGCAACAGATTCTTGATTTTGAAGAGTCAGCAGCAGCTTGGGGAAAGGCAAACGGATGCACAGGCATGACCATCGCAGGGCGAAGAGGATGGTCGAAAGTTTTAGGTAAACACGGGTGGAGCGATAAGTTCCTCGTAATGGGTAGAAAAATCTAGGAGATATGCCATGGGCGGTGGCGGTAAAGGCGGCGGTCAAACAGCACAACAAGTCAGTCAGCAGAAGATACCTCAGTTTATTGGTGACGCTGCTGAGCGCAATTTAGCTAGAGCTGAAGCTGCGCAAAAGATTGATTACATGCCGTATTATGGGGCAGAAATTGCTGCATTTAATCCTAACCAGATTCAAGGGATGCAAGCCAATATTAATGCAGCGGAAGCATTTGGTTTAGTTCAGCCCGGAGCGTTGACGCCATTGCAAGGTATGCAACCGGCGCAAACATTTGCTGATGGCACAGTTGGATACTGCTCGACTCCGTTGTATGAACA